GCGCCAGGACTGTCGTGTCGTGCGACATGGTCAAGCGAGCCATGCAGGCAGGAGTCGACCCGGGTGTCGAGCAGACATCCCAGACTGCTGGCCCGTTCGGCATACAGCTGAAGTACGCCAACCCGACCGGCGACCTGTACCTGCCCCGGGCAGATCTCCGCCTACTCGGGGCACTCCGCCAGCAGGCCGGGAATGTGTCTCTGCTGGGGAGGATGCCGTGACCTCGACGATCCCCACTCCGCACGAGATCGGGCATCAGCGCCGCATCCTCGGCGCCCCGGATGCCCGCGGCAATCCGGTCGAGACCTGGGGGCCGGCAGAACCGATCCGGGTTCATGCGATAAGCGGCCCCGAGGGAGAGCTTGCCGATCCGAACCGACCGGGTGGGCGCGTGGACCTACTCGTTCACGCCCCCGCCAATCTTGCCGGCAGAGTGCAGCTCCGGGATCGGGTGGTGATTGGGAATACCGCCCATGCCGTGACCAAGGTTCAGGACTGGACGAAAGGCCCCTGGCCTTTCCCGGCTGCCGGGCTGGAAATTCATCTACAGCAAATCGAAGGAGTTCCGACGACATGACTGACGATCTCACTGGCCGTTGCACATTGCCGCTCATGATGGAGTTGGATGGCGACCTTGTGCAGGTCGGCACCACTCAGGTGGACCTGGATCTGCGGGACCTCCGAATCGGCGACGACGGCAAACTGTTCGCCGTCGTTGACCTTCACGCGGAGGACTGACCCCGTGGCCGCAAAGACCAAGATTGCATGGAACCTCCCTGGATTCCGGGCGTTGCGTACCAGCCCGAAGATGTTGCAGAACCTTCAGAGGCGGGCGGAGCGGATTGCAGACAAGGCGGGGCCCGGCTTCGTGGCCGCCCCGGTCGGAGTCACCGGGGGTCGTGGCCGTGGCCGCGTAGCCGTGGTTGCCGCCACCCGGAACGCGAACCGGAAGAACGCAAAGGACCACACCTTGATGAAAAACCTCGACGCAGGGAGCGACAGTGGCATTTGACGACCCGGTGAAGATCATCTGCGACCATTTACGAGGAACCCCCGAACTGTCGGGGGTTCCAGCGTTTTCCAAGGTCCCTGACCCGCGTCCACCGAAACTGATCCGCGCCTCATTCACCGGGTCACGCAGACGTTCCCTGATTCATCGGGATGCCCGCGTGACCGTCGAGTGCTGGGCGCCCACCGACACGGAGGCGTACCGGCTCGGCGCCCAAGTTGAGGACGCCCTCTCCGAGCTGAACACCAACTGGGCGTTCGTGCCCGGCGGCGACGGCGGCTGGGTGGGGGGTCCCGCCGAGCTGCCCGACCCTGATTCCGGAACCCCCCGGGTCGTGATGACCGTAAACCTTCGACAGAGGAGCCATTGATGGAAACAGCAACCAATCCGAGGCCGAAGATCCGGCTTTGGCACCCAATCTTCAAGGGCGTCGTCGAGGAGGTGGCCGAGGAGGACAAGGACGCGTGGCTCACCCAGGGCTGGCGAGCCGACAACCCCCATGGCGAGACCTCGGAACCTCAGGACAACCCATCTCCGATCAGACCGTCCATCGACAACCCCACAACCGAGGAGGAGTGACCCGTGACTACCAGCGCCCGCAAGGTCGCCATCGGCAAACCGAAGGTCGGTGGCGCAATCTTCTTCGCCAAGGCATCCGACAAGGCCCCGCTGCCCACCGGCGCCCGAACCTCCCTCGACGCGAAGTTCAAGTCGATGGGCTACGCGGCCTCCGAGGGGTTGAAGCGTACCATCGCGAAAGCCTATGAAGTCATCCGCGCCTGGGGTGGCGACGAAGTGGCCCGGCCCCGCACCGAGCTGACCATCACCCTCACCTTCACGCTGATCGAATCCCGAAACGGCGAGGTCGCGAAAGCCATCTTCGGCGAGGACGCGGTCACCATCACCCCTGCAACCTCCACCGAGGGAACCCGCATCGATGTTGCCTACGAAGGCAAGGATGGCCCGGAAGGGGCATGGGTGATCGACATGGCCGACGGCGACGGACTGCTTCGCATTGTCGTCCCCAATGCCCAGCAGGTCACTGAATCCTTCGAGCAGACTTACGGGGACTCCGAAGTGATCGCCTACCCGGTGGAGCTGACCCTCCGCCGCGACGCCAATCAGAAGTTCTTCTACGAGTACACCGACGATGGGGTGACTGCATGAGCCGGAATCGCCGCCGCCCACGCCCTGCCGGTGCGCCGGCGCCGCAGGACCACAAGCCCGGGAAGGGCGCCTCTGACGTTTTGCGAGTGGAGGCTTTGGGGCGCACCTGGGTCATCCCAACAGAGCGGCTCGACGACGACGAGTTCATGGAACTCGTGGGGCGACTCCAGGAAGGTGACCCGTTTGTCACTCCCCGCATCGGACGGATGCTGTTGGGTGACGACGACTACGAGACCGCCCGCGGGCTGTTGCGCAACCCGGATACGGGGCGCGTCAAGGCCACCGACATGTTGGAGTTCGTCGGAACCGTTCTGCAAGCAGGCTGAGCCCCCATGGTTCCCCTGCTGCGGCTCCGCGAGGCCCTGCAGGAGCACAGGGGGCCACTCAGGGCCGATTTTCGGCGGGAGTACGGCATTGATCTCGACGCCGTGCTCTCGCCGGAATCGTCCATCCACATGCCGGCCGATGTCCTGCTGGACCTCATCGACGGCCTGTCTCCACAAGCCGCCTATTGGCGAGCCGTTGACCCGGATCGGGCAGCCTGGGGTCTCTCCGAGCAACTCCTGGCCGAACTCAACGACCGGTTCGCACTCTTCTGTTGGGGCCTCGGCGGCCAGAAGGGGGCGCAACCGAAGCCGATCCCGCGCCCCGGCGTCGAGTCGAACGAGGAAGTAGTCGTGATCGGCGCCTCGAAGGGCTTCGACTCCATCGAGGAATTCGAGAACTGGTACCAGAAGCGGCGACACAACTGAACTGAACAAGGGATGCATGATGGCCAATGGTGTAGAGCTGGGCAAGGCCTACGTCTCAATCATCGCCACGGCTGACAAGATCGCCCCGTCGGTGAAGAAGCAGTTCGACATCATTGATGCCGAATCCGGAAAGCTGGGACTGAAGATCGGCTCCCAGATCGGCAGCAAACTCAAAACCGCCCTCAAGGTGGGTGCTGGCGCGCTGGCCGGTCTCGGCGCGCTGGTCGGCGGGCTGGCGGCGAAGGGCGGCATCGAGCGGGCCCTGAAGATCGACACCGCCCAGGCGAAGCTTCGCGGCCTCGGCCATGACACCGATTCGGTGCAGGCCATCATGAAGAACGCCCTTGCCTCCGTCAAGGGCACCGCCTTCGGGTTGGGCGAGGCCGCAACCACCGCCGCCGGCGCGGTCGCAGCCGGCATCCAGCCGGGCGAACGCCTGGAGGGTGTGCTGAAGTCGGTGGCGAACTCCGCCGCCGCTGCCGGCATCGACATGGGCGAGATGGGCGGCATCTTCAACAAGGTCGCCTCTCTCGGCAAAGCCCAGAACGATGTCCTCCAGCAGGTCGCCGACAAGGGCCTGCCGATCTATCAGGCCCTCGGCAAGCAGATGGGCATGACCGCCGACGAGGTCTTCGATGCGGCATCGAAGGGCAAGATCAGCTTCGAGCAGTTCGAAGCCGCAATGCGCGACGCCTCCGGCACGGTCGCCCAAGAAATGGGCACCACCCTGCCCGGCAAGTTTGCCAACTTCAAGGCGTCCCTGTCCCGTCTCGGCGAGGCGGTCGTCGCCAAGGCACTGCCCTACATCGGCGACGGCTTCACCTGGCTGACGGAGAAAGCCGACGCCCTCGCCCCTGTCGCCAAGCAGGCCGGCGAGGCCATCGGGCAAGCCATCGGCGGGATCCGGGATTGGCTGACCAACTCCCTGGTTCCCGCGGCCAGGGATGCTGCCACCTGGTTTCGGGAGAAGCTCGTCCCCGCGTTGCAGGACACTGTCACCTGGGTCAAGGAGAACTCCACCTGGCTTGGCCCGCTGACGGCGGCGGTCGCCGCTGGCGCGGCCGCCTGGTACGGCTACTCGGGTGCCATCGCCCTGGCGAAACTCGCCGCCGGCGGACTCAGCGCCATCGGCGGGGGCGTGATCGGCGTGCTGAAGGGAATCGGGGCGGCGATGTCCGCCAACCCGATCGGTGTGATCGTCACCGCTATAGCTGCCCTGACCGCCGGTCTGGTGTGGTTCTTCACCCAGACCGAGACCGGGAAGCAGGTCTGGGACGCGGCATGGCAGGGTATCCAGACCGCGGCTGCGACGGTCGTCGACTGGTGGAACGGGACTCTTGCCCCGGCCTTCTCTGCAGCATGGGATCTCATCACCCAAGGGGCCGGGGCCGCGGGCAGTGTCCTCGGTGACGTGTGGAACGGCATCCTCGCCGCAGCCAGTCCGGTCGTCGACTGGTTCGGTCAGCACGTCGCTCCGGTCTTCAGTTCCTTGGGGGAGTTGATCGTCGCGGTGTTCGAGGAGCGCGTCAAGCCGGCGCTCGCATTCCTGGCCGGCGCCTGGTCTGTGATCGCCGCCGGAGTGGCGACCCTGTGGAACGCCTGGCTGAAGCCGATCTTCGACATGATCGGCGCCACATGGCAGCTGCTGTGGGGCAATGTCGTTGCCGCCTGGCAGGCTGTCGGGGCGCCGCTAATGACCGCCATCGGGGCGGGCTTCAACATTCTTCAGGCCATCGTCGACGGTGCATTCCAGGCCATCGGGGCGATCGCAGAAGCCGTGTGGAATGGCATCCGGATCGTCATCGAGACGGCTTTGGCGGCCATCAACAACATCATTCAAACCGTCACTGCCGCGATCCGCGGCGACTGGGTTGCGGTATGGGAGGGCATCAAGGCCCACTTCCAGATCATCTGGGACGGGATCGTCGCATTCATCGGCAATCTGCTGACCGGCCTGGTCGGCTACCTCGCCGGCGTATGGGCGGCGATCTCCGGCGCCTGGGTGGCGCTGTGGACCGGCATCTCGGACGTGTTCCAGAGCATCTGGAACAGCCTCAGCACCTACCTCATCACGGTGATCACGAATCTGCGCGCATGGCTCGACTCCATGTGGGCGGCGATCTCCGGCGCCTGGGTGGCGCTGTGGACCGGCGTGCAGAACGCCGGCAAGGCCGCGTGGGACTGGATCAGCTCCACGATCTCGGGGATCTTCGAAGGCATCAAAAGCACCATCACCGGAATCTGGAACGCCCTCTCGAAGGCGTGGACAGATACCTGGGAGGGCATCAAGGGCGCCGGCAAGGCCGCGTGGGACTGGATCAGCTCTACGATCTCGGGTGTTTGGACCTCGATCGAGAACGCCGCCCGCAGTGCCTGGGAGGGGATCGTCACGACGATCGGCGGCGCCTGGAGCAAGATCAAGGAAACCGTCGCCTCACCGATCAATGCCGTCATTCGATTCATCAACGAGGGCATCATCGGCTCCTACAACTGGGTGGCCGACAAGATCAAGATCGTGCCCAAGATCGAGGGGAAGATTGCCGAGGTCAAGTTCTCGAGGGGCGGCATCCTGCCCGGCCAGTCGTCCTGGCGCGACGGCGACGACCAGCTGGCGTGGATGCGCCGCGGCGAGGGCGTCACCGTCTCGGAGGCGCTCCGCGACCCCTACGAGCGGAAGCGCTTGCTCGCCCTGAACCGGGCGGCGATGGCGGGGGTATCTCCGGCCAGGTTTCGCCAGCAGTTCGACCACGGACTGGAGCATCACGCCGCCGGCGGGATCATCGGCTTCCGGGGTCACCGGTTCACCTCGACCTTCGCCGCCAGGATCCTCCAGGCGGAGAAGATCGCCGGCGCCCAGATGCACATCACCCAGGGCGGGTGGCGGCCCCGCACCAGCTATTCCGGCACCTCGCACGCCGGCGATGCTCTTGACATCACCGGCGACTACCGGCGTTTCATCGCCCCACTGCGGCAGGTGGGCATCGCTGCGTGGGACCGCGCCGGAAAGGGGCGTTGGGTGCCCCACGCCCACGGCGTCCCCCTGCCGGGCCACGGCACCGCCGGCGGATCGGCGATCTGGCAGGCGCAGGACTACCTGCGCGGCGGTGACGGCCTCGGGGGCCGAGACAACGGCCCCCGGGTCGCGGTCCGATCCGCCGACATCGAGGAGGCGGTCAAGAAGGGCGCCGACAAGTCCTGGTGGGAGAAACTCGCCGACTCGATCGGCGAAACCTGGGACAAGATCAAGAACTGGTTCAACGATCTCGTCAACAAGATCGCCGGCCCGCTCAAGACATTGCAGGGTCTCGTGTCCGGCGACGGCCCCTTCGACAACCTCGTCGGGAAACTCGCCGAAAAACTCGGCAAGGACCTGAAGAACTGGGCCGCCAAGAAACTCGGCCTGCCCACCGATGACGGCTACGCGACCGGAACCCGCAACGCCCGACCCGGCTGGGCCTGGGTCGGCGAGCGCGGGCCCGAGCTGGTCCACTTCGGCGGCGGGGAGCAGGTCCTTACCCACGACCAGTCCCTGCAGGCCACCCGGAGTGTGCGTATCGGCACGCTCAACCTGCAACTTCCCGACTGGGTGGACGGATTCGACGACGTGGTCCAGTTCTTGCAGGACTTCCACCTGCATGAGCACTACGCGTAACGGAAGGACGATCAGCGGTGCCTAGTGTCTACGGGTCGTGGCGACCCAGCAGCGGCGCAGCCCGTCGCATGCGCCTGTGGATCGACTATTCCGTATCCGTGTCCGGCAGCGTCGCCACCGTCTCGGGTGGTGTATACGTCCAGGCCGGGAACTGGTTCTGGGACGCCACGAACCAATTCTCAATGGGCGGGTCCCTCGGCGTAGCAGCGTCAGGGTCCCGCTCCGTGAACGTCCCTTCCGGGGGTTCGCAGCTGATTCAGAGTTTCTCCCAGACTGTCGCATTGGGGAGTTCGCCCCACACGCGAACCGTCAACGCGTCTCTTTCCGGGATCGGGTATGTCGGTAACGGATACACCGCGTCGGTGGAAGCGGCCATCGCCATCCCGGCGGGGCAGGCCCCTGCAGCAGGGGTCCCGAACACGCCATGGGATTTCAAGGTGAAGCGGATCAACGACTTCGCCCACGAACTCTTCTGGACGGTCACCGCCCCGAGCTCGAAGCCCATCACCGATGTCATCATCCAACGCTGGTCCCGCCGTAATGACCAGGGGTGGCAAGCGGTCGCAGTCATCCCCGGCGCCGAAGGCACCCGGTCGTGGGTGGACAACACCACCGACGAAAACAACTGGTACATCTGGCGGCTCATCACCAGGAACGCCGCCGGTTCCGCGCCGCCCGCCGAATCCGCCGAAACACCCACCACGCCGGCAGCGCCGACGGGTCTGATCTTGACCCGCAACACCGCCGGGGACGTGCTGCTGCGGTGGTCCCGTAATGCTCCCTTCGTGCGTCGCCACGACGTGCAGGTTCGCTCCAGCACGGACGGCGTTACTTGGGGGGCGTGGCAGGACGCCCGCAAGGGCCTGTCCGACACGGTCACCCAAGTGGTGCTATCCGGGCTGGACGGCTCCAAACTCTGGCAAGCCCGGGTGCAAGCCATCGTTGACCCAGATCAGAGCTGGGGTGTTACATCCTCCGCGCCATCGGCGGCAATCCAACCCCTCACCCCTCCGGGGGAGCCGACGCTACTCGCCCCCAACAGGGTCGTGTCGTCTCAAGAACCTGTGACGTGGGTATGGCGCCACAATCCGCGTGACACCACCAGCCAAACCGGCGCCGAGATACGCTACCGGCCCCTAGGCGCCGTGGATTGGCCCCACCTGAACATCGTTCAAGGAGACAATCAGCAGGTTGCCTCCCCCAGCCCGCTGAACGCGGGCGAATGGGAATGGCAGGCCCGCACGAAAGGCGCTGCCGACGCCTGGGGGCCGTGGTCACCGCTCACTACCATCAGGGTGGAGAATCCACCCACCGTAACGATCACCAAACCCGCCAACGGGTCGGTGATCCACGGCAACCGCCTCACTCTTGACATCGACTACTTCGACGGCTCCGGTGCGGTCATGGCAAGCCATATCCGCTACCTCTACGGCCCCGACGGAGTCCTCGAGGAAGCCGCCGAGGACGGCGCTCGAACCCAGATCGGGTTCAACACTGTGCTGGCAAACAAAACCAGTTACACGGCCCGTATCACCGTGGTTTCTGGCACCGGTCTGCGGTCCACGTACACCGAAACCACCATCACCACCGATTTCCTGCCGCCCACGCAGCCCCTTCTAGCGGGGGCGTGGGAACGCCGCGAGGGACTCGCCCGGCTCACGGTCACGAATCAGGCGAAGCAGGAAGGCGTGACTGACGACACCGCCTACAACAGGATCGAACGCTCCCTAGACGGCGGATCGACATGGCTAGTCCTTGCGAACAATCTTGGTCTGGATCCCCTGTTCGTGGATCGACGCGTGCCGCTGAATCAAGCTGCCCTGTATCGGGTTGTTGCGGTCTCGCCCCTCGGGGTCGAAGCGGCTTCGGAAACGCTCGCGTTGGCCACCCGGTCAGATTGGGTGTGGCTCATCGGGGAAGACGGTGCCGCGTTCACGCTCCGCCACAACATTGAACTGGGTGGCGCGTGGGGGCATGCGGTGAAAACCGAACAGTACCTAGGCCGCCGTCTCCCCGAGGCGCACATCGGCCCAGCACGGCCCGCCAAGATCCAGGCCTCCGCGACTTTGGTGGAAGGCGAAGATCTTGACCAGGACATCACGCTGCTCCTAGGGCGGGTAGTGCACTACCGCGACCCCGAAGGGCGGGCCGCGTGGGTGCTACTCGACGACGGGGGCGTGTCACTGTCCCAGCGAGTCGTCGGGATTCGAAAAATCTCGATCACGGCAGAGGCGGTGGAGCACGATGACACGCCATGATGATTGGCGCGTCGAGTTGCTCGACCGTGACGACAATCTGAAACAACCCCTCCCGCGGGTAAAAGGCGGGTCCTTGAAATGGTCAATTTTCCGGTCCGTGCAAGGGACCGGAAGCATCAACTGGGACCACGATCCCGGCGTCGAAATTGACTGGTTCCACGACCAAATCCGCATCAGCCACGTCACTCCCCAGCAGGTAACGCCGCTAGGGGTGTGGTCGATCACAATGCCTGGCTGGGAACACGACGCCACCGGAACACACGTCGCCATCGCCCTGGCCGACCGCACCGAACTGCTCAACACCCCCGTAGGGCAGTGGTTCACGGTCCCCGCCGGCGCCGCGATCACCGAGCAAGTGATCGCCATCATCCGCGAGCACGGCGTCACGAAACTCGCCGTCACCCCCTCCCCTATCACCACTAGGGTCGCCCAGACATGGGAGCCAGGTGACTCCTGGCTGAGGGTTTGCAACGACCTCCTGAAAATGTGCGGGTACAACTCGCTGTGGGCAGACATGGACGGGCGTATTCGTATCGACCCGTACCGGCTACCGGCGGAGCGACCCACCGTCGCCACCTACGGCCCCGCCGACGAGCATCTACGAATGCTCCCCACCTGGGGCGACGAAGCCGACGTGTTCTCGCTCCCGACAGGGGTGCGCATCTTCGTGCCGGGCACCGACCAGAAAACAGGACTGATCGGGCGCGCCGACCTGCCGGACCACAGCCCCCTGTCAGCAGAGAAACGAGGCCGCACGATCCTGCTCACCGAGCAGGGCGAAGCCGCCACCCAAACCATCGCCGATTCCCTAGCCGCGAAACGCCTCAACGAAGCCCTCCAAGTCACTCGACGCATCACCATCACCCACCCCATGGACGAAACACACCTGACGGATGTAGTGATGCATCAACCCGCCGGAGTGCGCGCCGCCATCGTGGAGCGGGAAATCCAACTCGGCATTGGGGCTGTTGCGAAATCCGTAATCCGCCACATCTACACGGGAGGGGAACTGCCTTGGGCACGCCCCTAACCGCTTTGAGTCGAATAGCGGCAGCCGCCGCAACCACACAGCCGCGCATGAATCTGCTGTGGGCTACCGTCGCGACGGTAGATCCACTGACCGTGGTCCTCGATCACGACCCCGACGAAACCCCCCGCCCCGCCATCAACGCTGTGGGGGCGCTCCGAGTCGGACAGCGCGTCACGGTGTCGAAAACCGATCAGCTACTCACCGTCACCGGACCCGTCGCCGGCGAACTCACGGGGGGAAACTCGGACGGCAACTGGATCCGCCACATCAACGGCATCCAAGAATGCTGGCAGCGAGTGTCGACCACCTGCGCCGGCACAGCCGCCTACGGAGGGCTGTGGCTGGACAAGTGGCAATGGAAATTCCCGGCTCGATTCATGCACCCTCCGACAGTGATCCCGGGCCGCTACCAGTTGGGATCCGGGAAATCGTGGCCAACCTCACCGGATGACGCCACCACGGATCACGTCTACCTGTGCGGCCTGGACGTAGCAGACAGACCTCGAGGCTTCCCCCTCCATATCACCGCATACGCCATTGGTTATTGGCGCTAATTCCCCGCAAATCGAGAGGAGAATTCGTATGGGAGCACCACCCAGGAGCGACTGGAGCCGCAATCTCAGTAGCCGTTCCACAGCCCCAGTCAAAAAGCTTGCGGAATCGATTTACTTCGGCACCCGTAATGCTTTCCCGTATATCTGGATTGGTCGCGGCTGGGATACCCCCTACCTGCGCGGTCCCTACCCGTCATCTGGCCAGTGGGATGACGAGCACGGCACTGGCCGGGCTCTGGACATTATCTGCGCCCCCGAGGTCGGGATCCGATCGTCCGGCGCCTACCGGGGTGCCGGGGACAAGATCGTGGCTTGGCTCATCAGCAACGCCCGGGCCATGCACATCCGCCACATCATCTGGCAGGACCGCATCTACAAGACCCGCTACGGGAACTGGATGCGATTCACGGGCGATCGATCCAACGTCAGCGCCCGCCACGAAGACCACATCCATGTGTTTTTCGAGGACGTCGACGGAATCATCCCCGCATTTAATGCGGGATCTACTCGAGGAGGTTTTGTAATGGACCAAGACACCAAAAACGAAATGGCCGGTGTTGTTGATCACTCCGTTTGGGATACCTTTATCCCGAAACATGGCAAATTCGCGAAGGCTTTCGAGGACCTCGCTGATCGCGTCCAGGAGCTCTCTCAGGATCTCGGCGACATCCGCCGCGGCGCACCAGATCCCGAGTATCGGCCGGTCAACCAGGAGGTCGCCGACAGCGTGACTCTCGGCCGTGAGAATCGCGCCAAGCTGGTCGAGCTGGAGGACAAGGTCGACAAGCTCAGTGCGGGCGTCGAGGCCCTGCTGAAGCACGCGGGGGTCGCGGCAGAGTGATCCCCTTGGAGGGCCCCGCCCTCCCTCCGTGGGAGGTGTGGGGCCCACTCCTGACCGGCCTGGCGGCCTTCCTCGCCGCCCTGGCGGCCATCGCGCCAGTAATCAAGGAACTACGCCCCAATCACGGCTCGTCCATGCGGGATGCCGTGAACAAGACCCTCGCCAAAGTCGAGACGCTCGGCGAGCAGGTTGGCGACATGGCCATCCGTGTCGACCAGAACAGCACCGAGCTGGCGGCGGTCCGCGACGACGTCGCGGATGTCCGCGCCGCAGTCAAGCGCCACGACCGGGAGCTGGGTCGCGCCAACGACCTGGCGGCCGGCGCGGCGGCCCGAGCCACTCAGGCTGAGCGACGCTACGACGAACAGCTGTCCGACCACTCCGTCCGCCTCCACCATCTGGAAACCCGAAAGGAAACATCATGATCATCACCAACCCCGCCGTCCGCAAGTGGATCTACGGCATCGCCACCGCCGCCTTGGCCGTCCTTGGCGTCTACGGCATCGTCACCGGCGAGCAGATCACCGCCTGGTCTGGCCTCGCCATGGCCGTCACCGGCCTGGCCGCAGTCAACACCCCCGCCAGCGAGAAGCAGGAGGGCTGACGTGGCGGACATCCTGCCCGCCGACCTGGCAAAGCGCACCTCGGCCGAGCTCCTCGAGGCGTGCGGCCAACTCCAAGAGGCCTACGCGATCGCTCTGGAGCGGGAGGCCAAGGAGCGGGAGACAGCTGCGGCCCGGCTCCGCCGCGAGGCGGAGAAGCTCGCCACCCTCCTCGGCCCGGAGAATCCGCCCTCCGGGAACCTCCAGTCTCTGCGGGAAGCGTGCAAGCTGCCCCCGCAGGACCTGGTCGAGAAGCAGGCCGAGGTCACGGAGCTGGTGCTGCGATCGCTGTGCGCCGTCGCCGCGGTGGCGCACAGCGTCGTGCTGATTGGCGTCGAGCAGGCCCGCTAGCGTCAGTCTCGGCGCACGCACAGACCCCCACCCTTTCGGGTGGGGGTCTGCGCGTGCGCCGCACGCCAGGGCCGGGACGCCGGCCAGTACAAATGCCTGCTTCAGAAACGATGGTTGTCCGCTGAGTGCGGCTGAGGGCGTCAGGGATAGGGTGCGTTTGGCGCACCCCATCGTCGAGATGGGAGACCAAGCGGCTGACTTCCCGGATTTCGAAGACCCGGGCTAGGTCGGCGAGGACGAACCAAGGTTCGCCATTGGTGACAAGGGTGCGGATCTCGTGGGACTCGTAGGTGAACGGGGTGATGTTGGGGGCAGGCTGAATGGTCATGTTGCGTTTTTCTTTTGGGTGAGACCTGAGTTGTCGCAGTTTAGTGACCCAGGATTTTCTCGATTATTGCTGTGGTGTCGGGGTTATGTGGGGTTGGGCGGTGGTGGTTCGACCGGCGATTTGGATGGCGAGTTGGCGTAGGGTTCGAATCAGTCGTTTGATGCTGATGCTGGTGGCGGTTTGGAGCTGGCGGGCGATGGCGAGAGCGGTGAACACGATGGTGAGGTGGGCTTCGATC